TGCTTTTTAGCACACTTTTAACACTTAGGGGAGTTATATTTGCTTGTTATTTATCATAATTGGCATTATGTTTATTTTTTCTATATTTGTAGTCGAATACTAATTCTATTGTATTATGCGACGTTTTCAATATTACTCTTATCGCCTGTTTCTTAGGTATTTGCTTGAAAGTGATTTCGAGCTTATTTCCATTTTGCCAACTTCCAACGGCTTTGTTGTTACTTATGATGATAGATATGCATCTGAACTTGACAAATTGTTTGGTTCGTTGAAGACTCTAGTTGATTTTGAAGTTATTGAGTTTGTTGACGGCTCTACTTATGACCATAAGTGTAGGATTGAATATTGTGTGCTATGATTTCTGAAGGTTCATATAAGATATTTGGTGGTTGTATAAGTCCTAAACTCATATATAATAAGAATACTCATGAGGAAATTTTTGTTTCTTGTGGTGAATGTGCTGCGTGTGTTAATCAGTCAGCTAATAAGCAAGCAATGCGTGTCAAAGATGAGATACTTTCTCATCGTTATGCTTATTTTTTCACTCTTACTTATAATAATGAGTTTTTGCCGCGATTTGAGTGTATCACTGATAAAAACGGTTATCCTCAATTTCGTCCTATTGGTCGATGTGAATTTGAATTCGATTCATGTCCACTTAATTATGTGAAACCGCAAGATGGTTGGTTGCGTTTTGGTGATGATACTGTTCTTCCTCCTATTCAAGGTGAAGACGGTTCTTTGCAGTATGGTGTATGCTGTAAGCGTGATGTTCAAAATTTCATGAAACGATTGCGTAAACTTATTGATAATGATAATAATATAAATGAAGATGGAAAAAGAATTAGGTATTACATCTCCTCTGAGTATGGTCCCCAAACGTATCGTCCGCATTACCATGGCATCTTATTCTTTGATGATGCGTATCTTTCAACAAAGATTGCTACTTACATCGTTCAAGCGTGGTCTGTCCGAGTCCGAGTTGCTGGAGGTCGCAACTGTTTTGAAGTTAGGCCGTTTGCGGACGTACAACTTACCAGTTCCTATATTAAAAAATGTGACGAAAACACAGCATTCTATGTCGCGCGCTATGTTGCTGGCAACCTTGATTTACCTCCAATTTTGGCCGAGCGCTCTTCAAAGCCCTTCCACTTATCATCTAAATCGCCGGTTATCGGTTCTTATCGAAAGGACCGAAAAGAAGTACTCGACGCTATCCATATTGGAACTTATCGACAAGGTAGAGAAGTCTTTAATGAAAAATTGGGACGATTCGAGCACTTTGATATTCCACTTGACCGCGATGTATGCTCTTCCCTATTTCGCAAGTGTAAAGGATTTGGTGACCTTTCTTCTCAAGAAAAATTACGCATGTATTCTTTCTATGGTAAACACCGAGAGGAATGGCGCGAGTCTTGTCGTGTAGCTTTCATTGAATGGAAATATAAAACACGTTCATTTTCAGTCGATATTACGGAATTCCTGCAAAGTAATAGAGAATGGAAATACCGTAATTGGATTGAATCTAATTATACTTCCGATTACTATTCCTTGGAAATGGACTTGTCTCAGAATTGGTATTCTTCCCGTCTTGCTTGGCATGTTGTTGAAACTTATTCATTTTCTTCCTATTATCCTTGGCTTGACCCTTATGTGTCTTATCTTAGGTTGTTTGAGAAGTATGAGGTTATGAAGTTCAGTGATACCATGCTTAATTTCTATCAGTTGTTTAATGAATTGGTTGAAGGTGGTTTTATGTCATTTCGGACTGCTATGCTTGGTGCATACCCTATGTTTTATAAGTATATGCCTTTGTTTCATCCTCTTTTTTCTTTTTCAGGTACTTTAAGTGATGATGCTGCCAAACCGTATGTTGATGTTTTGTTTGGTTCGATGTCTGATTGGTCTACCCTTTATTTAGGTGGTATGGTCTTTCAGCCGTTTTTGCGCAAGGCTGATTTTTTTAACACTTCGTTTTATCGTTCTTATTGTTTGCAACAAAAAAAGAAATTAGCAGACTGTAATAAGTCAAAAAAAATACATAACACCCTTATTGGTGGTTTTCGTTCTATTGATTAATGTTTAATTTAATGTTTATTTGTTATGGTTAAACCTTTGCAAATTAAGCCCTCGCGAGCGAATCGACCTCGCAACGCTTTTGATTTGAGCCAGCGGCATATGTTTACTGCGCCTGTTGGTGCTTTGCTCCCTGTGCTTTCGCTTGACCTTATTCCGCATGACCATGTGGAAATTGATGCTCAAGATTTTATGCGCACGATGCCCATGAATAGTAGTGCATTCATGTCTATGCGTGGTGTGTACGAGTTCTTTTTTGTTCCCTATGCTCAACTTTGGCATCCTTTTGACCAATTTATAACAGGCATGCAGGATTATAAGACTTCTCTGTTGAGTCAGAAGTATTCTTCTGCAAAACCTGTGTTGGTACCTCATTTTTCTCGTGAGGCTGTATTTAAGGCTACCATTAATGACACTAAACGTGATTTGTTCGATTTTCCTCGTCGTTCCAATACTATTCGTTTGCTTGACTTACTTGGTTACGGCTATCCCGTTTTTTCACGTAATGTAGACCCTAAGACTAATAAACCTGTTCGTTTGGATAATGCTTTTAGTGGCCGTGTTACTCCTTTCCGTATTGCTGCTTATCAGAAGATATATGCCGATTTCTATCGAAATACTACTTATGAGACTGTTGATACAGAAAGTTTCAATTTTGATGATTCTTTGTGGATGAATTCTACTAATGATGATTCTGAACGTTCTGGTAAAGATATTCTTGATAGGTTTTTCAAGTTGCGTTATCGTAACGCTCCTTTGGATTATTTTACTAATTTGCGTCCTACTCCGCTTTTTGATGTTGATGAGAATTTGTTGTCTGGTCTTCAATTATCGTCTCCTTCTGTTAGAAGTGTTGGATTAAATCAATCTAAAACTTCTGTAGCTGCTGGTTCTGTTGGTGTTAATGGTGCTACTATTATTGACCCCTCTGTTGTTCGTTCTGCTTTTGCGCTTGATAAGTTGCTGTCCATTACCATGCGTGCCGGTAAGACTTATGCGGAGCAGATGCAGGCGCATTTTGGTGTTTCTGTTTCTGAAGGTAGAGACGGTGAAGTTATTTATATTGGTGGTTTTGATTCTAATATTCAGGTAGGTGATGTAACGCAAACTAGTGGTACAACTAACCCGTCTGTTACTGACGTTCAATCTGCTAAATTGGCTGGTTATTTGGGTAAGATTACTGGTAAGGGTACTTCTTCTGGTAGTGGTCATGTAACGTTCGATGCTAAGGAACATGGTATTTTGATGTGTATTTATTCTGTTGTGCCTGCTATGCAGTACGATAGTTCGCGTGTTGACCCCTTTGTTACAAAGCATACTCGTGGAGAATTCTTTTTGCCGGAGTTTGAAAATCTCGGTATGCAGCCTCTTATGATGCATAACGTTACTGACGTTGACCGCTGGACTGAAGTGCGTGATTTTGCGAATCTTCCCAAACTCAAAGACGGTCCTCTTGGTTGGCAGTTGCGTTATTCTGAGTATAAGACCGCTGTTGATGTTAATCACGGTCAGTTTGCTGGTGATGGTCCTTTGTCTTTCTGGACTGTTGGTCGTAATCGTGGATTTACTGATGGTTTTTCTTCTGCTAATCTTGAACTTAGGCAGTTGAAAATTTCTCCTAAGTGGGTTAATTCCATTTTTGCCGTTAATTATGATGGTGAACAGGTGACTGACCAATTGTTTGGTGGATGTTATTTTGGCATTCAAAAAGTTTCTGATATGTCTGTAGATGGACTTCCAAAAGTGTAGGTTATGGATACTAGTAGATTTTTTCTTACTCATCTTAATGATGATGAGTTTGCCCTTACTCAAGTTAAGGCCGTTGATACTAAGCAGCCTGTTCTAAATTCCGATATTCAGGAGATTATAGATATTGTTGCGCCTGTAAATCCTGTTACAGGTACTCGTGAAAATGACGTAAGTTTGTTGTTGTCGCAAAATATCTCTTCGATTGAAAAGCAGGCTATTCTTGCTCGTATGCAACAAGTCCCACCATCTCAAAGGCATGATTTGTCTGATGAGGATTTGCTTGATATGTTACCCTCTCGCTATAATTCGACTTTGGTTGATGCTGATGCTGTACGTCAGTACTTTGAGGATAATATTTTGTCTTC